AAAACCAACAGTATACATGCCTGTACCATTATTATTAAGAGCAATACCGTAAGGCTGTATTTCCTGAGAAGCAAAACTAAAACTTTTACTTTCATAGCTTGCTGTAGAAACATCAAAGGCAGTGGAAAGAGCATATTGATACACTTTATCATTTGTGCGCCCCACTACATACATTTTTGTACCGTCTGGTTTAAACGTAAGATTACTTGTTAAATCATCCTCTGATACATCAAAACTTTTGCTGTCATAACTAGCGTTTGCGATTGACGATATTGAGCCATCACCGTTATTTGACTGCACATTATACCCAGTAATAGCAGAACCACCAACATCAGTCGGCGCTGTAAAGCTTACCGTTGCCTGTGCATCACCTGCGGAAGCACTAACCCCTGTAGGGCTGTCTGGTGCATTTAGCCCGTCTTGACCTATAAAGCCGCCTCTACCTCTAGCCATGTGCGACTCCTATTAGTCGGTGATTTGCTCGTAGCTTACAATTACTTCTAAATCGCTTGCTGTACCCGCAGTTGCAGTTATCGAAGTATTCTCTTCTAAATAAATTGCGGTGCTCTTGTCCAACACAATCAATGATGCGTCAGCAGGAACAGACACGGTTGCAACAAGCGAGTATGCTGTGCCGCCTCCTGATGCCGCGCTGTGCACATCTATGGTTATATCACAAGCATTTGTTCCATCTACGTTTGCAACTTGGATCATGTTAACTTTCAGAACATCATCACTCGATGCTGCGTTGCTTAGAAGTGTAGTCTGTGATGTTGAACTCAATGCAACCACTGCGGTTTTTCCTAGTATTGAGCTTACATTTACAATATTCGGTGCAGCCATATCTTAGCCTCCTTTAACCAAAAACAATAGCCATAGCTATGGCTTTACCAGTTCCAATTCCAGCACTACCGAAAGAGATAGTGCCACTACCATTTGTAACCAACGCTTGCCCATTTGTCCCATCTGAGGTCGGAAGGGTAAGAGCCGTTACAAAAGCCTGTAGGTTTGCGTCATATGCCAATACGTTTGACCCAATCGCAACTCCTAAATTTGTTCTTGCTGTCGATGCATTTGCCACATCTGACAGGTTGTTTGCAGCTAGTAAGCCGCCTGTGACAGGTACAGAAGCAAACGTGGATGTAAGATCCACCACCGCTGCGCCAGAACCTGCGCCATCAGCGTATATGATTGCAGACTTTCCATTTGTTACGCTTACATTTGCACCAGATCCTTGAGAGAATGTAGCTGTCTGACCTGAGTTATTCTTAACAAGATACAATCTTTTTGTATCATTAGGTGATATCGTAATCGTGTTTGTACCAGAGGGTGAACCGCCTAACACAAGAACATGATATTGACCGTCTGATGTAGAGCCATCTGAAGTAGTCAATGTGTGTGTTGTTCCTGAGAGTGTTACATCTCCAACACCTACCGCCAAGCGGTCAATGATATCAAAGTTTGTGTTCGTTGACGTACCCCATGTTCCAGATTCATCACCTGTAGCAATCTTTTTGATACCGCCATTTGTTGTATAGGTTGCCATTTTTTCCTACCTTTACGCTGCTATTTCTGTCCAAGTTGTGTTTGGATTAGGCTGCTCCTCCGTCCATGTGCTACCCGGATTTGGAGAAACACCTGTCCAACTTGTGCCTGGAGCAGGAATTATATTACCGTAAACTAACACAGATCCTACAGTTGCGCTAGTGCTTAAACCTGTAACAGTTACAGAGGATGGTGCAACGATTGTTACATTACCAACTTGACCTGTTGCAATTATGTCTCCTGCAAACACAGGAACTCTTTGAAATGTATTGAGTGTAATCGTTCCAACAGATGCACTTGCAGCAATACCCGTAACCGCTACATTTGGTGCGTCTCCTGAAACAGTGGGTTCTGTAACACCACCAGTAGCTGCAATACCTGTCGGCGTAACATCAACACCAACACCCTCACCAATCGTAACAGAACCTACACCACCTGTGGCTGCGATACCTGTTGGAGGAACATTAACGCCAATTATAATGCTTGTGCCAGATCCAACCGCAGATGTTGCAGATACACCTGTTATAGTTACAACAACGCCACCACCCTGAACAACAGTAGCAGTGCCTACAAAACCTTGTCCCTGTAGCCCTGTAACAGGGACATTTTGTTCTGTAACCAGACTTACGTCACCAACGCCACCTGTAGCCGCTATGCCTGTAAGATCAATGCTATTGTTACCTTGAACCGTAACACTGCCAAGACCCGTGCTTGCAGCTAATCCTGTAACAGATACAGATAGATCTTCTCGAACAACAGCAGTGCCAACCTGACCCTGCATTGCTCCAATAGTGGATTTTTCACCGCCCCAAGCGGTTACACCAAATCCTTCTTCACCCCAACCGTTGAGAGTGTGACCAACACGAACAGGAACAGCTTGACCCCAAGCGCCCTCACTCCATGTCCCACGACCCCAACCGTTGATGATGGTCATAGCGAAAGCCTTACGCTATACGGATAATCGCGTTAGATGCGTCAGCCGTTGGAAACACAATCTGGAAGTCGCCAGATGTAGAAGACTTGTCTGAACCAAAGTCTAGAACAACCACAGTGTTTGTTGTGCCAGATCCACCACCTGCTTGTGTATTATAAATCAATGCACCACGAGCAGTAATTGTTGCAGAAGTGTACGTCTTGTCTGCAAAATCTGTTAGGGCAGTTGTTCCAGAAGTGGTAGGTGTCACGTTTGTCAACGCTCCTCCACCCGCAGTATAAGAACCAGAGTTACTTACTTCGTTTGATGAAGTGTATGCTGTAGTGGCAGCAGTGAACGAAGCACTGTTATCGTATAAAGCAAGTTTATAAACGTCTTGCCCGTTAGTAAAATCGTGTTTGCCTTCAAGAAGTTCTTTCTTGAAAGAAGTACACATTGCGTTTCCAGTAAAGGCCATGTCAAAGTCTCCTTATAAGTTCAGCCAGTTGGGGATGACCTGCATCTTTTATTGCATTGCATACAGTGGTGCGGTCACTACGAATAGCCTGTCTCATATAGTATTCGACGAGCTTTTCAACGTGCTTTGAGAAAGCACGAGCTTGATCTCTTATTCCAGGATGGGCGGTATCAGAGACCGAAATTACTTTTTCTACGCATTGCTGCGCTAATTCTTCAGGTGTAAAACCTCTGTTATCTGTTGTCCTAACCCCAACAACAGGCTCGTCTTTTGGTACGGTTATATCTATTTTAAACATCAAGTCTTCTCCCTAAGAACTTTACCTCTTCGGTATTCGTCCGTAGTTTCTTTTGCTTCGCCCAACTGTTTAAGGCCAATTAAAGATTCTTGAAAGCGTTTATTATACATATTCATAACGTCCTGTTCACCTTTCATGTATATATACGCTTCGATTAATGCTCCGTACAACATAGACATTTCAGCGTTTTCACTCAACCAAGTTGTGCCGCTACCAGATCCGGCGGTTAGACTTGCAGGACGATAAAAGTAATGAAGCTCTGCGGTAAACGTAGTGTTTGGGGTTGGAGCCAGTATAAAATTATCTACATCAAAAACAGCGTAGTATCGAGGAGATCCCGTGGTTGTGGCGTCTGGAGTGTATGTTTGTATAAAACTTGGATCTTTAAAGTCTATAAAGAACTTGTCTCCATCTGTCCCTGCAAGGCTAAGAGAAAACGGAGCTAGGAAATCACTAGGACAAGCAAGAAACTTATTACTAGCCGTTGTAGATGCTGTTGCATTCTTACGAAACAAACTAAGCTGCACGTTTTTGAGTATTCGTTCTTCAGCTATTCGTATAAACAACGGAAGATTTGTTACGAAAGAAGTCTCATCATTCTCAGTATAATCTTGAATAGCTGTTTTAAGTTGATCGTATGTAAAGCTCATGTCATCACACTATTGTTATATTCCCTACCATACTACTATGATTGCTACATTGATACACTAAAGAAGTGTCCGTTGGTTCATGAGGTACAATGAACTGGGTTAGTCCTGTTGTAGAATTATAATTTTCTGTAACACCTGTTGTAAAATCAGAGCCGCCTGATGATGTTCTTATTTTTAAAGGATGACTTCCTACGTTTGCTGTATTGTCTATGAGATAAGTATGACCTTTATAGAAAGTAAAGTTTGGGTTGTTACCCGACGTGGCTCCAGGGCCAGTAAAAGTATATGCAGATGATCCATTTGTTCCCGCTGTATACTTAGTAACAGGGCCAGTTGTCTCATCATTAAGTCGAATCCACACCCCTCCGTGCGC